CATCGTGGAATTGCTAAAAGGCAATTTGAAAGAGAATTTACATTATCTGATGACATTGTAGTTAAGGGTTGTGATTTAACGAATGGTATGTTGACCATTGAACTTGAAAAGATTATTCCAGAGGAAAAACGAGCACGTTTAATTCCTATCGGAAAAAATAAAGTCAAGTCAATCAACTAACTGACATTTGATGCGCCCATCAATACTTTGTATTGGTGGGCTTTTTTTATTTCTACTATATAATAGAAAATGAAATTTTTATTTGAAAGAATATAATGATTGAACAACCCGTGATGTCTTTTTTAATTGGGTTTAAACATTCACTTGAAGCCGATCACATTGCAACAGTTTTATCAATAAAAAATAATAATAAATTAAAAGGACTAATTTGGGCTATAGGCCATAGTTTTTCTATTTTAGTATTATCATCATTGATGTATTTCCTTAATTTTAAAATCAATGAAAATTTATTTACAACTGTAGAATTGATTATAGGTTGTTTATTAGTTTTTATGTCTTTCAAATATTTTTTGAGAGTTCTAGAAGGCCAAGATCATATACATCAACATGATCATAATTCATCAATAACACATATCCATTATCATCCTAAACATCCTGACCATACTCATAAGTTTACATTTCAGACTTTCTTAATTGGAATATTACATGGACTTGCTGGAACAGGAGGATTTATAATTTTAACGTCTATGTACGTTACTACAAATTTAGGATTTGTTATATTTTTGGGAATGTTTATTTTGGGTTCATTGATAAGTATGTCAATGACATTTTGGTTTTATAATTTCTTAAAAACTGTTTACTTGGTAAAGATTGAAAAATATATAAATTATGTTATAGTAGTAACAGCATCTTATATTGGAATAGATAAAATTTTAGAAGTGTTATTTTAAAAAAACTAAATATTTAAAAACTTACATTCGGAGAAAATATGTGTAATAACGAACATTGTAATTGCGAGAATTGTACTTGTGATCCATGCGAATGTGAATAATTATTGAAAGGAATATTATGGTACCTGTTGCAAGTTTATTATTTAATGTTATATCAGGCCTTGTTGTAGATAAGGCAACAGATTTAGCAACTGAACATGTGGAAGATATGATAGAAGAATTACTTCCAGATGATGCAAAAAAGGAATTGGATAAAATCGTAAAAGAAGATCCATCTCATCAATTTGAAACAGCAAAAGACGCATTGATAGGAGCAGTTCAAGGAAAATTGCCTATAGTTAAGGCGGATGGTACACTTAAACCAATAGAATTTAATATTAAAGTCTCTTTTGATCCCACTACGGGAGATATAGACATTGATAAATCATGAGGAATTAATATGGCAGGAAATGTACAATTATCAAAGAACTTTTGGCTTAATGAATTAATCAAGAGTTCTACGGCAGACAGAAAAGGTATTGATAATACACCAACAACAGAACATCTAGTTAATCTTACAGTAATAACACACGCAATTTTACAACCTGTAAGAGAAAAGTTTGGAGTAATCACAGTCAATTCTGGATATCGTGGACCAAAATTAAATACAGCTATTGGCGGATCAAAAACTTCACAGCACATGAATGGTGAAGCTGTAGATTTTGAACAATTAGGTACTCCTAATCCAACAGTAGCAAAATGGATAACAGAAAATCTAGTATGGGATCAAATCATATTAGAGTTTTACAAAAAAGGTGAACCAAATTCAGGGTGGGTACATTGTTCATACAAAAAAAATGGTCAAAATCGAAAGAAGATAACAACGGCTTTAGTACAAAATGGTCGAACAGTTTACAAAAACGGGCTCGTTTTCTAATCGAATTTTACATTAAATCTTATCTTCAAGTTCTCTTCACAGTGGGCGCCTTCATGGGTCGTTCATGGGTTGACAAACACATAAAAGTGTGTTATAATAGGTTAGATGAAATTAATAGTGATTATGATAAATTAACTCGTATTAGCTGGTATCCTAAAGATTAAATGTCCAAATTTTATACTAACGTAGTATGTCTCGGTAATTATATTTTCGAAAGGGGAATAGATAACGGAGTTCCCTTTGAACAGAGACATGAATTTAAACCTACCTTATACATTCCTACCACAACTGAAACTAAATGGCGAACACTTGAAGATGAGCCAGTGGCTCCTGTTCAATGGGGTTCTATCAAAGAAACTCGCGAATCAATAAAAAAATATGAAGGCGTAGATAATATGAAAATCTACGGCCATACAAATTATAATTATTCTTTTATTGCTGAAACATATCCAGAAAATATTGATTACAATTTAGAACATCTTAGAATGATGTTTCTTGATATTGAGGTTGCTTCTGAACAAGGATTTCCTGATCCTGAAAACGCATCAGAAGAAGTCATTGCAATTACAACAAAGATGGGCGATGATATTCAAGTTTGGGGTTGTTCTGAATTTAAGAATGGTCAAGAGAATATCACGTATAATAAATGTGGTGATGAACGACAATTACTAGAACAGTTTGTCATGTACTGGCAACAGAATTGTCCTCACGTAATTTCTGGTTGGAATACTAAAACATTTGATACACCTTATCTAGTCAATAGAATTCGTAATGTTTTAAGTGATACATGGGTTAAGAAACTTTCGCCGTGGGGATTCGTTAAAGAACAAAAAATATTTGGAATGGGTGGTCGTGAAGTTCAGACTTATGAAATATATGGTGTATCAGAAATTGATTACTTAGATGCCTACAAAAAGTTTACTTACACCAATCAAGAGTCATATAGACTAGATCATATTGCTTATGTAGAATTGGGAGAAACTAAATTAGACTTTTCTGAAGTAGCAACACTTCACGAATTGTATAAAACAGATTATCAAAAATTTATTGAATACAATATTCAAGATACATTATTGGTCAGTCGCCTTGAAGATAAATTGAAACTTTTAGAATTGATTATTTCTCTGGCATATTTGTCAAAGTGTAATCTCACAGATGTATTTGCACAGACAAGAATGTGGGACTGTATTATTTACAATCATCTCTTGAGGGAAAAGGTTGTAATTCCACAAAAGAAAAAACATAGTAAAGGTGATATGTATGAGGGTGCTTATGTTAAAGCACCACAATGTGGGAGACATGAATGGATTGTGAGTTTTGATTTAAACAGTCTATATCCACATTTGATTATGCAATATAATATTTCTCCTGAAACTATCTTAGGACAATGGAAAGATGAAATAGGAGTAGATGGATTAATTGATAAAGAATTTGATACATCAGTTTGGAAAGAAAAAGATATTACAGTTACGCCGAATGGGTCTGTTTATCGTAGAGATAAGCAAGGGTTTCTTCCTCAGTTAATGGAAAGTATGTACAATGATAGGGTGAAGTATAAACAGAAAATGCTTGAGGAACAGAAAAAGGGAAGAAACTCTGACCCAAATAAATTGTCACAATATTACAACTATCAACAAAATCTAAAGATTGCATTAAACTCTGCTTATGGTGCAATGGGTAATCAATGGTTTCGTTATTATGATGAACGAAATGCTGAAGCAGTTACTGCAGCAGGTCAGTTATCTATTCAATGGGCAGAGAACGCAGTTAACAATTATTTAAACAAAACATTAGGTACAGAAGATGTGGACTATATTGTTGCTATGGATACTGATTCTCTATATGTTCGTCTTGATGATCTTGTCTCTAGAGTTGGTCTTACCGATAAGGAAAAAATCATTGGATTCTTGGACAAGGCCTGTGGAAGAATCGAAGAAGTAATAGAAAAATGTTATACTGAATTAGCGGAGTACATGAACGTTTATCAACAGAAGATGGTCATGAAACGTGAGGTCATTGCTGATACAGGAATTTGGACAGCAAAGAAACATTATATTCTGAACGTTCACGATTCTGAAGGTGTTCGATATGAAGAACCGAAACTTAAGATTGTTGGTATTGAAGCAATTAAGAGTTCTACTCCAGAAGCATGTAGACATTCACTCAAAGAGATTTTCAATATTATTATTTCAGGCACAGAAGATGATGTGATTGGTTATATTGAAAAGTTTAAAGAGAAGTTTTTTGGTTTGAATATGGAAGCTGTAGCATTTCCAAGATCTGTTAATGGATTAAAAAAATATAAAGATTCAGCAACAATTTATAAAAAATCAACTCCAATTCATGTTAAGGGAAGTTTAATTTATAATCATATGTTAAGGACTAAAAAATTAACCAGAAGATATCCCATTATACAAGAGGGAGAAAAGGTTAAGTTTACTTATCTCAAAGATCCAAATCCAGCAGGTGATAAAGTAATTTCTGTATTAAATAGTTTACCGAAAGAATTTGAATTGGAGAAATATATAGATTATGATACCCAATTTGAGAAAGCATTTATAGAACCATTGAAAGGTGTATTAGATGTAATTGGGTGGGAAACAGAGAGAAAGTCAAGTCTTGACAATTTTTTTATATAGTGTATAATAGGGGGATATATGGCAGGAAGTATAATGGTAAGATATGCGAGAAAGACTTCAAAACAATTGGCCAAAGAACGTTCAGGGTCTCACGCACAAATGTCAAAACAATTAAATTATTCAATAGATATTGATCCAGAATCAATTAGTATGATGACCTTTGAAACGTATGAAGAAGCAAGGAAATTTGCTAATAATATGCAAGAGGCAGGAAATCATATTATTGAAATAAAAGATGACTACTATAAAAGGCAATAAAAATGAAAGCAAAAATATATGG